AAAAAAAATAGGTTAATTACGCGGCTGTTGTTTTTCTAGGACTTGCTTATTCATACTACAGTAGTCTAAGAGATGGATGTATTCAATAGTATTCTTAACTACATAAACCGTAGTTCGCTGTATTAGGTTGGGGTTTGGATATTCCCCCCCGTCCCTATAGTAAGATAATTCTCGATAATTATCAGTCATCTTAACACCCATTACATACACGATAACAACCTATAAAAATATAGCGGTTAAGTATAAAGCACGTTTGTACGTTGCACTGCATGTAGTAAACCTATAATCAGGCATACAACTGTAGCTGGATACGTCCTGTGCCCGTGGTGCGTTACCCGTGTGGAACTATCAGGTAAAGTAGAAAAGATAGATAATTACGAACTATCAGCGTGGAATAATGAAGATACATCGTAAAGCTTCGTTCTTTTATCTTTTAAAGCACGTGGATAACCCCGCAACTCTTCCAGTTTATACCCTTTAGAATCGGAATTAAAGCGTGTGGCGACGTCCGTCCAGGGTATAAGGTAAAACTTGTTACCTTTAGGGGCCCTAGACTCTACTGCGAGATATCCAGTACGCCCCGTCTTAGCCAGATACCAAGAGATAGTCTCGACCTGGTGCGTATGGTTAAGCCCCTGTTCGGTATGAAACTGCGTAGAGAAATATAAGTATTTAGTTGAAGTAGATTTACACTCGATAGCCAAGTAACCAACGGAAAGGGAGTCGATAACGATATCTACGAATTGTTTTTTATAGCGCGTTTGTGGCCTGCGTTCAGTAAACGCGTCAATGTGATTAGTAGAGAAGTAATGAGTTAAAGAGCGAACGAGTAGGGATTCAAAGTTATTTTTCATTCGCCGGGGTCTGTTAACACATCAAATAGTATTTCCTCTAGCGTCTTCTCCGGCTCCCGCTTTTTGTAATAAGTATCATATAGCCATTGTAACTCTTTTAAATTGCGCTCGGATAATATTCTATCTGTTTTGTCGCTCATTGTTTCTCGCTAAAATATTTACAGTCGCCGCCTGTCATAATTTACCTTCCTTTTGTAATAATTCGATGATACGATCTAACCGTAATACAATTTTATCCAGTGAAGCTTGTTTATTAGCTAAAGAAATAAATAACGCTTCGTCAATATTCATTTTTCATCACTCCTTATACCCTCGAATAGTATACCGTGATCGCCTTTGTATGGTTTGTGGTGATCGAATTTATTAAACATTATTTCACGAGGTATAATATCAAAAGCATCGCACGACCATGAGCCTGTTCGATGCTTACAAAGCCCACATAACGGTGTCTCTATTGTCATTTATATACCCGTTCCTTCAAACCCCACCCCAAACTTAAGTCTAAAGAATTTAACAACGGCTTCTGGTAATTTATCTGCGTAACCATGACGCCACGCGACAAACGCCTCCGCTGCTGCTTCGTTCTCATTGCCTGCGGCATATGTACTAAGGTTACGCCCAAGTTGCATTAATACCTTATCATCCGAAAAAACGTTTGATACTCCGCCCCCACCCGTTGTCGCAAGTTCTTTACCACTCCATAAGTGGAAGTATTCATGCTCCATATTCCATCTCATACTTTCGTTTAAATCTTTAGCATAATAAGATACTAAGTCCGGGGTCGTCCCTTCTTTTATCATTTCGTGCCCTACGTCATACGCTAGGTTATAACTACCCCTATCAAATTTGCTATTCGCATATAGTGTTTCATAATCTAAACCTTTAACCCAATACATCCGGCGCTCGGTTTCTGCTTCAGCTACTATCTTTGGTTCTAAACCTAATTCTTTAAGGAGTGGGTCATCCCTAAGCGCCATTATGCTATTCTCGGTATCGCTAGAAAATTCCCCGTGTAAACCTTCTATTTGTATACCTTCCGCCGCCGCTTCCGCTACCGGCTCACTCGGTACCGCATATCCTATCGCGCAACGACAGTTAACCGCCTCACCCGGCATCGTAGTCCCGTCCGCACAGTCAAACTCCTGGTCATACGCAACAGTCACACCGTCCATCTCGGCGTGTTCTTCTCTAGTCCTATCATCCAGTGTCGCAACCCACATTAAGTCAAGCGTAGACCCCGCCTCGCGCGCTTGCGCCATACTCGCCTGATTACTAGCGTCTACTACTTCGCTACGCGCTATCATCGTAGCGCGATAACCCTCGAAGCCATCATATAAATCCGATATCCTAGCGGCGATATCTGGCATGCCCTCTTCTCGCTCCATACCAGCAAAGATAGCATTCTTTACTTTATCCTGTGTAGTGGCTGATATCTCGGTTATATTGTCGCCACCTACGCTGTCGATGTATCCGGCAACGTGGACCAACCACGCGGCAGGCGCTTGTTTATATTGTAACGCTATAGGCACTTGTTTATAATACCATACTGCCGCGCTTTTCTTAGGCTTCTGCGCGCCACCCCACGTTTCCTCGTTATAACGCCAGGCATCCCCACCGGCAAGTATCCATACTTGTTTAAACGCTTTAGTCCATTCGCCTATATCTACTTTACCAACGCGGGGTAAAGCAGCGAGCATGGTAGCCCGCTCCTTTTTAAACACTGAACGTATAATACGCTCCGCTGCCCCAAAGTTACTATCTCGACGTTTGAACGTGGCGCGGCGGTAACGTGCGCGTTGTTTAGGGTTGCGAAGATTATACAAATTATTTAATCCTATGTCGCTTGAGCCGGTCTAACTTAGCCTCTAAGTCCTGGTATGCTGCGGTATCCAAGGCAATCCCCTTAAACAGCGCATCATATTCATCTTTAGGTAATAGGTCCTTTAACATCGAATCCGTTACGTGTATCACCTGCGGTTTAAACCAGTAACTATACGGTGCTATTAAACACGTCATCGTTTGGCCATCTTCTTACGTAATTCCCCAACCATTTGTAATACTTGTGTAGGTTCCGGCGGCGCTATATCTAGGGGTGGTATTACCGCCGGCGCGCCCGTGTCTACTTCACCCTGTAATGGCGCGTTTACGTCCGTAGCTAATAGCGCCGAAGGCTCAAGCCAAATATTACAGTCCTCGCGATCTTCTAATCCTAGCATCTCGCGCGCCTCGCTAACTAATATAATCCTATTAGTCGCTAACTGCATAACCCACGCCGCCTTACTCTCAACGTCCTCTTGTAACGCGCTTACGTTCTCTTTATCAAACGTTAACTCGAGGTCTGCGCCATATAAAGGACATAACCATTTATTAAACGAATCCTTCAGTTTATCGAGTAATGGGAATACCGTTTCGGTAAATAGCTGACGCTTCGCGTGATCCAGGTTCTCGTATGTCGCGCCTTCCGGGTGGAGTAGCACATAAGGGACGCCGAACGCGACGGTGATCTCGATAGCGCTTAACTCCATTACACCCATCCAGTCCATATCCTTAGGTGTATTACTTAACGGCTCTATTGATTTAGCTTCTACGACCGCCATTTTACCAGCGTTTGAGGGCCCTCGATACTGTTCGTCTATAGTCTCTTTAACCTGCGCTATTTGGTTTTCGGTAAACGGCACGTCACCCGTGAGGAATACGTGCGACAACCCTGTAGTATTCTGTATCTTCGCGTCATTCCATAACCGCGCGTGGTTATTAAGGTCAATAGAACGTGCTGCCGCGTGCGCAGGCGAGACGCCCCCGAACTCGTTAGCCGGGTCGATAAGGTTAATGTGTAATACTTCTTCGGGCTTGTATTTCTCGGTTATATTCTTAGCCTCGTCCACCATATACTCATAACCCCGCACACTGCGGCGCGGGCCCGGTATAATTTTAACCAGGTCCGGACGTAGGATAGTAAGTTCGTTTAGTGGGGCGGCGCGATGTATAAACGCGTGCCCTTCGCCTATAAGCAGATCGAGTAATATATTCTCTATAAAGTCATGCTGCGTTTGGTTCTGACTCGATGGGTTAGGGTGCGTCCACCTATCGTTAAGAGGTGTATGTTCTACGTCCTCCTGTTCTCCCCCTTCCGGGCCAGCTACGTTGCGTTTAACTAACCAGTCTATATCACTAGCGGTATCCACTATCTTACGCGCGGAACGATACGCCCACACGTTACCCGCGTAGCCTTCGTTGGCGTAGTCCTTAAACCGCTTAGATACTTGGAGGGGTTGCCCCTCGATAATCGTTACGTTGTTATACGGCCAGTTATCCTGATTCGATAATGCCTGATCGCGCAATACGTCAAGCGCGCTTTTAATGCGGGAACGTAGTGTGCGTTTATTAATTTTAGTAGTTATCTGTTGTGCCATACTTTCTCGTGATACCAAGTCTCTAGTTAAAAGAAAATACCCACCAAGTCACAGTCGTGTTATATATACAGGCTCTAAAAGTAAATATGTTACTTTTTATTTACTACATACCCCATGCTAATAGCGTGAACGCGATGCCTAATAAAAATGCGCAGATAGAACAGAATACCATACTTCCGATAAAAAATATATCTAGTTCGTCCATCTTATTCTACCGTACCCACCTCAACATAGGGCACCGGGGGAATTGAACCCCCAATATATACGCCCGCGACTTCCGGCTGTCGCTCTTAGCGTGGCGTCCACTATATTAAATGTACATAACATATTTAACGGTTATTACCATTATCAGATTCGCCTATGTATCCCCATACTGCATTGAAAATATTGTCTCTTAGTTCATCCATCACCCCACTGGATCGCGGTATAAGTTGCCGCAGTTCCAAGATAAAATTAGCGGTTATCATAGTTATTTCTGTCATTTTTCACTTTTCGCCCACGTGCATAATTCCCGTGACGCTATTCTTATCCTTCTTATCTTTGGGTTTAGGTTTAGCCTGTTCGGCTAATACATCTTTAAGCGTTACCCCTTTCTCACCGGCGCGGGATTCAGCTACCTTAATATCGTCCGTGTCCTCAGTTACGTCCTTAACCTTACCGCCCTTTACATCGTAACAACATACAAGTTCACCCTGGAGAACCTTATACCGCCCATCGGGAACCATAAAGAAGTAGTGCTCCGAGTTTGCGAACGCGGACTCGTATGCGTATGTGCGCTCTATCTCTTTACCGCTGCCTATCTCGAATATAGAGATAGGTGGTTGTATTACTCTTATTACTAATTTCGTTAGTTTATTTACCATATTGTTTTTATTCTCCTTTTTTATTTTTCACATAAACGAAAGGTTAACTTCTTTATTCCACCCAGTTAAGTCTACCTCGTCGTCGACTACCTCATCGCATAAGTCCGCGATAAGATAACATTCGTGTTTATAAAAATATTTATAATATAATTCTCGTGGATTACGTTCATACCATATTTCTTTCATTTTTTATAGTCCTTATAACAGATAGCGCCCTATACCAATACCCAACATCATCATAACAACGCTCCATATAAAGAATATAAGCGCGCCTATTCGTACGTTATGGGTGTTCGGTTCTAGTTCTTCGTCGTCTATGTTTAGGAGTATATCTATAGGTTCCTGCTGATTATCCCATCTATCCATATTACAATACCTCACTTAATCGTTTATTTGCCATAGTCACATAATCTTCGTTTAAGTCGATTCCAATATAATGCCTGTTTAGTTTACGGGCTACTAACGCCGTCGTGCCGCTACCGACGAACGGGTCTAATACAATACCCTCCGACGGACACCCCGCCTTTATCATCGGCTCAACTAACTTTTCGGGGAATACTGCGAAGTGCGCGTCTTTAAAGGGTTGCGGGTTTATGCGCCATACTGTGCGTTTGTTGCGTCCGTTTGGGACTCTATAGGTGGTTGGTTTATCTAAAAACATAGCCGTCGCTGTTTTACCTGCTTTTATATCATTAGGGTTGCGTTTCGCTTTTGAATTATATTCACCCGTATATCGAGTTTTATCTAGAAAACGCGGCTCTATAGTCTGCGCCTCAAACTGTTGCTCAAAATAATACTTCTTGGATTTGCTAAAAAGGAAAACATATTCAAAGTCCACGGTAAATCTATCTTTGGCGCTACTAGGCATACAAGACGGCTTATGCCAAATTATTGTATTGCGTTGTATCCAGCCGTTATCAGTCATACTGATAGCGAAGCGGAAAGGTATGTTGCATAGTGATTTAACTAGAATAGTATCTACCTTATGCGCCGGTGATGCTGATACTTCTTTCCCGTTTGTGTGTTTATTCCCACTACCATTAAAAGAATCGCCCAAATTTACCCAACACGTCCCCGTCTTTTTTAACACTCGATACACTTCGTCGAATATAGTTTGTAGGTGTTCTATGTAGAGTTGGAAGGTTGGTTCGAGGCCGAGTTCACCGCGCCATGCGTTGCATAGTTGGCAGTATGCGCCGGTGCCCCATTCATGCTTGCAATTATTATCACCACCATTATCACCACTCCATACCTGCCCGTTAGTAGAATACGACCGCAAGCCCCAATAAGGTGGACTCGTTATAACGCAGTCTATTGACTCGCTGGGTAACGTGTTCAACACGGAGAGCGTGTTACCGTGTATTATCTGGTCTATAGCATCTAGAGCCAATCTAAAACATCTCACGTATCCACTCATTTAACGACTGTTCGCCGTCCTTATTCAGCCACTCCGTTAGTATATGGAATATAATACCATCGTCGGTTTCGTCAGCGAACCAGGGTTTGCGCTTCCGTACCTCTTGTAGTAGTTGAAGCGTTGTATCGGCTAGTGTTAGTGTTTTACTTGTTGTAGTCATTTCTCACCTTCTACGCACTCTTCGAGTTCATCAAGTTTTGTAGGCATTAACTTAACTTTTGTATCGTATCCTGCTACTGCTGAAACTAAGTTCTTATAATGTTCTATCGGAATTATTACGTGGGTGCTAGTGTAGTTCTTAAATTTAATCGCTTTAAGCGTAGTCATTTATTTGTATCCTCTCTAAACATCGCCTTAAACCATGTATCATACCTAATATATGGCGCTAGTCGCCGTCGCCTGTGCGGTTGGCGTAATCTAAATCCGATATTGAGGCGCCTACTATTGTTTACCATCTATTGGCTCCGACTCATCCACTCCTTAAAGCACGCGGCATGTACGTAGTAATGTTTATCGTCGCGGTTGCCGCAGTAATACCCTTCCTTCCGCGTGTTTATCTTGCGGAGGCATTGGTTGCATATTTCTATGCCTATGTTTGAGGGTCTACTATTTGTTTCGTATGACATACATCGCACCTTAGCGTTACCAAGTCTATAGGTTGATTACAACCGCAGACGCGACAGTATCCTGCGCCTGTAAACCTTAGAGCGTCGCCATCCCTCATTTCTCGTTACCTATAATGCCCCAATAAAGGTTATGAATTATATCTCGAACTAACGCGTTAGTGACTTGTGTTTGCCCTATAGGTTTGCCGTCCCGTACTACTGTGAATGTTGTCCTATCGGCATCGCTTCTATCAACCACTAAATCATACGTTGGAACTTTATTATCTGTCATCATTTAAACAGCATCTCCGGCGTGTATACCCACCCGTGACGTTTCGCGAATAATATCCTTTCGAGCTGTTCGACTCGTGTGCGTAGTTCGTGTATCTCTGTATCTTTATCGTCGCTTTTCTCGTTAACAATAATCGTTCTAGATGCTCTATACGTGTTATCTACTCTATCCATTCTTTACTACCTCGAACCCCAGGCGTTTATTATTGGTTTATATGCTGTATCATCACGGAGGCCCCATTCCACCCGAGATACGCGCGCCTCTAATTCATTTACCCGAGTAACTAACCGTTCTATTACTAATTCCATATCTGTTTTAGACATATTCATTTTATATCGCCTTCATATGCAAAATCATCACACTCGTAGCAATATTGTATTTTTGCGTCAAGATAACAAATACAATAACCAAATTTACAAGCGGGAAGTAACTCCTTAACTTTTAATTTCAGTTTGGTTCTATTGCAATATGTTGTCATTTATTTTTCTTCCGCCAATAATGTGCTATACAGTATTCCCCACATGGAAGGTTTATATGTTCAAAAACTTCCTCGTGTTCATCTTCGAACGTCATTTACCACTCCGCCACTTATAGCAAGCCCTCAACGCCTTAAACACCGCAAACGCCTCTTCTATCTCGAATCGTTTAGTCTTAGTATTATAACGGTGCATATGCTTAGTTTCTTTAAACTTGTATGTGTCTCTATTAACGTGAACTATGTAAGCTAATTCCGGCCACATAGCAGGGTTATCTTTATTCATCTCTACCCAGGCGTTAACGTAGGCAGCGAGTTGTAGGGTAGCTGTATCATACACACTCGATCCCGTTTTAAAGTCGGCTATAACGACCTGCTTGCGCCCGTCATATTCCTGATATGCAATTAGATCACACGTTCCCGCATACTCGTGCGCGTGCGAACATAACCGCGCCTCTATATGTATCGGTTCTAACTTAGAGTCTAGTATCCATTGTTGAGCATTCTCAAAGAGCGTTTGATACTCAGGCATAAACGCCGTGTGGTCTTTATCTTTATCGAGTAACGCCTCGAGGGCGTCGTGTATGTTTGTACCCTGCGTTCCCCTCGCATCCCGTACAGTGTTAGGGTGTTTAAGGGCTGCATCGGCTAGTAGTTCTATATCAATATCGTGGCCCTTAGCTAATAGTTTATAATAATCATCGCTTAGTTTAGCCTTGATAGTATTCTGCTTCCATTTATCAAGCCCGTACCCTTTATCAAGAAGACCTAGGACACTAGATACACGGACGTATGTATGTCCATTGCAGTCATACGTAGCACCGGAATAGCCGCTCATTCTTTATCTCTATCCATCCATGTATCCCATCCATCTACTTTATCGCGGGCGAATAGTTCAATACGGGGCAACTCCCCCATAAGTTGTATTATTCTATCTCTTACTATCGGGGGTTTCTCACTATGTTTGCCGCGTGGATATTGTATAATTTGAGATATGTTTTTCGCGATCCGCTTGGGTTTACCTTTAACACCTAAAAAACACGGTTCCGTATTGCCTCGCGTCCACCGCCCTAAACCTACTAACGGTTCTCCATCTTTCCTAATTTTTATCCACTGAAACGCTATAGATTTATAATTAAATCCCCAAGAGTCGATTACTAAAAACGCTTCACGTATCATGGGGTATGTAGCCCATAAAAATAACACGCAATCTTTATCGCTTAGCGCCCTAACCGGTAGTTGACATATATCCGCTATATGCAACCCTTTATAATGGTGTTGTATACCCCCAGTATACCCGCTGTCCTGGTAATCCCACGGGGGGTCAGCATAGATAATCTGATATTTTTTTTCTAAATTAATCATACCCACCTAACCTGCTTACGTGGCGCCTTCGCTTGTAATATCGCTGTAGCGCCGGCTATCGCGTCGAGTTGGTCATCGTGTGCGCCTTCGGGGAATATCTCAGCCTCATCGAAAAATTGATTTATCCAGGGGCCCTCCACGAGCTTTACGTTACCAGCCTCCGCGTGACTCGATACAATACCTATCCTAGTCTCTTTAGGGCCACTAGGTTTATGGCCCCTAAAATTATACTCCGGCAATACTGTCCTGCGATAATAATCAGTTACCTGCTTACCTGACGCCCCGGGTTCTTCTTCAATAATAACGGGGACCTGTTGACCATCTAACTGCGCGGTTTGTTTAATCAACTTCTCCACGTGCTGCGGGGTTTCCCGCGTGCGTTGTATATCAAGAATATAATACGTGCCGTCGTATATCGCTACCTTAACGCCTGCCGTCCAATCGGGGTCCGGGTTAGATAGTGATTCAGGGGATGCCGCCATATCCCAATATCTTACAGCAAAGGCAGACGCTGGCGCTTCATTAACGATATCAAACCACTGCCGCCTAAAGAATCCGCCGCTTGCTATTGCGTCCCAGTTACCTAGTAATAATTGCTGACGTGTTATCGGGTCTAAGTTGTTTAACGTCGCGCTGTATTCATTATAATCTAAGTAATCGTTATCCCTCAACTTAGCCACGATAAACTTGCGGCCATGCGCTGGCCCTTCTACGATAAACCGTTGCTTAACCCACTGGTGCCCTCGCCCACCAGGGTTACTACTAGCCCACATACGTAACGGTATGTTATCGTCGGCGGGTTTACGGTTCCTGCTCATAAGCCACGTATATTGCGTTTCCTCAAACTGCGTTAATTCATCGACGCCAATGAAATGATAATTAGCCCCTTGGTATTGGTCACGATCTGCGTCATTGCGGAAGTATCCAAACTTTAACTGTGCGCCACTTGGGAATGTTAGCATATTATCGACGTGATCCCACCTTACATTTTTACCCGTTAACCATTCTTTGGCGATATCGAGTAAAGCCCCGGGTTGCGCTAACATACCATACGTCCTACGCACCAGTAAAGCGTTATATGTGGGTTTCTCGACATACTGTAACGCGGCCATCATAAGGGCGTAACTCTTACCGCCACCGGCAGCGCCTCCGTAGAGTATCTCGCGTTCGCTACTCTTTAGGAGCGTCGCCTGTTTCGCTGTCGGCGTTATCGGTTTCGGCGTTGTCGGTATGTACGGATTCGTCAGTATCGTCGCGTAATAGATCGCTTCCGCTAATTCCTCGGCGCTTTCGTTCTGCGAAATATTTGTTAACTCGGGCATCTATAGTATCTACATCCTCTTTTATTTCCTGC